CGACCGAGCGCAGGTCGTTGAACACCGAGTCCAGCGTGATCTCGCGGGGGCCGCGCAGCCAGATGCAGCGCGTGTCGTGGTGCGGACTGCCGGGTGCCTCCTGGCGTACCGTGATCTCGTCCCACAATTCCGGGCGTGCGTCGAGCGCGTCGAGCATGGGCCCGACGTCGATGTTCGTCAGCAGGCGGTTGAAATTGGGCATTGATCGTTTGGCGTCATCGGATGTTCGCCAGCGGATCGTATTCACCACGTATCGCAGTACGCGCACCGAACTGCACCATCTGGCTGCGCGTGGCCACCGGATGCGCGAAGGTCAGCGCCAGCGCATCGGCCAGGTCGGGCGAGCCCGAGTCGGGCAGGCGCTTCTTGATCTCGTCCTTGGACTCCAACTGGATGCGGTTCGCGGCGTCGTACTTGTAGGTCGGCGTCGCCAGCTCCAGCTTCAGGGTGTTGTCGTTGGGGATAGCCCCGCCCGACTTGACCCACTCGGCGAGCAGGAACCACATCTCGGCGCGCTTGTTCACGTACCGGATGTCGCTCGCCTTGCCCCCGAAGTTCACCTCGAACACGTCATGGCCGAGCTGGCGCAGCCGGTCGATCACGCCCGAGCCGGCACCGGCGTCGATGAACACGGCGTCGGGCGCCCAGTGCTCGATCTTCTGGGCGACGTGCCCGGCCAGCGTCATGTTGTCGATGCCCCGGAACACCAGGGGCTTCTCGGCCACCAGGCCCTGGCGGGGAAAGATCACGCTGCGGTCGTCGCCAAAGCGCGCAGGGTCCACGCCCAGGATGCGGGGCGCATAGTCGTTCGAGCCCACCGCATGAACGCGCCGCCCGGCAGTCTCAGCGTCGGTCAGGGACAGGAGCTGGTCGTCGCCGGCGGCGGCGAAGTCGCACAGGTACTCGCGAGCGAATCCCAACTCGGACATCGAGGAGCGCAGTCGCTCGACCTCCACCGGGTCCAGCGCGTCGGTGTCGTAGACGGTGTATCGGGCGCGTGCCCAGCCGGCCTTGCCCTCGGCCGCGAAGAACAGCGAGCTGAACACGTTGATGCCCTTGGGCGTGCCGATGAACCAGGCCCAGCCCTGGCGGTCGGACAGCGCGGGCTGGATGATCTCGTCCCAGACCTCGGGCTTCATCTGGGCCACCTCGTCCATCACGGCGCCGTCCAGGCGCACGCCTCGCATCGCGTCGGGGTTGTCGGCACCGAAGATGCGGATCACGGCGCCGTTGTGCCGGAAGGTCACGGCGAGCTCGACCTCGCTCACCTCGATGGCGCCGTGCGGGATCAGCGGGGCGACCATCTGCTTGAGCCGGGCCCAGGCGATGATCTTGGCCTGCTTCAAGAACGGCGCGACGTAAAAGTATTGGGGCAGTTCGAGCTGGCACTTGACGGCGGCGTCGAGCAGCTTCTTCAGCGCGATCTCGGTCTTGCCGGCGCGCCGGTGCAGGGCCAGGACCACGAAGCGCGCCGACAGCCTTGCGCACTCGCGCTGCCAGGCGCGCATCGGCAGGCCGAACCTGATGGCGTCGCTCATTGCGCGCCCTTCGCGTGCAGGTCCCGGTAGTAGTGCGCCAGGTCCTTCGCCGTAGCGTCGCGCCACTCGTAGCCGGGCTCAACGCTTGGGCCAAAAGCGCGCATCGTTCGGATGCGCCGCTGCAGGATTAGCAGGCCGCGCCAGGTGGTGCGAAAGCGCCAGTCGCTCATGAGGTCAGGTCCGCGACATCATCGGCGTCGGGGAACTCACTCACGATGCGCAGCGCCATCGTGCCGTTGACCGTCGCCTGGCTGCTCACGCTGGACAGCTTGGGGTGGACGTAGGGCGCGGCCTGCTTCGCCGCCTCGAACTGCATCCCCAGCCAGGTGGCCTTCTCCAGCGCCGTCGCCTCATCGGGCGGCGCGCTGCGCATGATGCGCAGCATGAACTCCAAGGGCGTGATGCCCTCGGCTGCTGCCGCGTCCGCGATCTGCCTGGTGCGCTTGGTCGCGCTGCCTGCTTTGCGTCCCGCGCCTGGTCGGGCGCCACCTTTTGCCACTTTGATTCACCTTGATTGATTTCAATGAATCAAAGGCTAATCAAAGGTCACTCAGCTACGCGCACCACCCGCCATCCGACTGCGAACTGCGCACGCCGCCGATGCTTCACGATGTCCGCGATGGTCGACTTGCCGACCTCGAACTTGTCGGCCAGCTTCTTGTAGCTCATGCCCTGCTCGTGCATCTGCCGGATCAGCTCACACTCGGCATCGGTGAGCCTGGCGTGCTGGTGATCTTCACCGACGCGCAGGCCGCGCTCATTGACTCCAACCGTTCTGCTCATTCATAGCCGCCTTTCTCCAGTCCGCAAAAAATTGCAAATTCAGCCAGTGCCCTACCTGCCCTACCCTGCCCTACCTGTTTCCCTACCTTTCCCCAGAACCACCTATATATACACACACAACACTGTTCTTTAAGTAGGTAGGGCAGGTAGGGCAACCTCTCGAAACCCGCATGGTTACAGGCTTTGCGCTGCCCTACCTCGTGTCGATCAGGTGATCCACAGGTAGGGCAGGTAGGTCACACCTTGACGTAAACCCAGTTGCGCTTACCGTCAATCTGCAATCTTTTACGCTCATAGCCCAATGCGCGCAGCACGACGCCGATGCGCATTTCCTCAACGCGCTTAATATTGCGCGTTTCAAACTTGAGCGCCTTTTCCAGCACTTCGTGAGCGTGCAAATAACTGCGCGTTTCAGGCGGGTCGCCAATGAACTCGTCCGGCTCAGTCAGCCACCGGCGAACCACAGGTTCCCAGGCGTCGCGCATCATGTGGTCCTCATGCACTGCGCCGGCGAGCTTTTCAGCGTCGCGGAAGTCCACCCCGATCTGGTTGAACAGCACGGCGCCCTCGGCCCAAAGTTGCAGCCGGTCGCGCCGGATCGCCTCGACGTCCACCTTGCCCACGCGCAACGGCAACCAGCGACGGTTCCCCGTTTCATCGGCCAGGAACTCGTCCTTGTTGGTCGTCCCGATGAACACCAGGCGACGCGGGAACACGGTGTTGAACTCGCGGTACTTAGGCGTCCAGTCCTCGTGTGACCTGGTGATGAACGCCTTGATCGACTCCAGCTCTTTCGTGTGCAGACCGCGCAGCTCGCCCAGCTCGGCCACCAGGCGACCGCGCATCTTGCGACTGAGGTCGTCCTCTTTCTCGCCGAAGCTGATCTCGGTGAAGAACATCGGGTCCGGTGCAATCGCGGCCACCGCCTGCGACTTGCCCGCCCCCTGGTCGCCCACCAGCACCGGGGCCATGTCGGCCTTCACGCCTGGCTGGATCACGCGCCCGGCCAGCGCGCTCCACAGATACCGGCCGATGGACCTGGTGTAGTCGTTGTCCTCGGTGTTCAAGTAGAGCGGCGCAAACTGCTCGACCCTGGGCACGCCGTCCCAGACCAGGCGCTTGAGCCAAATCTGCGCCGAGTCGAACGTGTTGCGCTCGGCCACCAGCAGCACGGCGTACTTGATGATCTCGTGAGGCGGCGGCTTGAACCCGGCGCGCTCCAGGGCGATGCGGATGCGCACATAGTCCGAGTCGCGGAACTGCTGCCAGCTTTGGCCCAGGTCCTGGCTGAACACGATCTCGTCGCGGAAGGCGTCATAGGCGACCGTCATGCCGCACTCACCTGGGTGCGCCACCGCCTTGACCGTGTTGTCCATCGTGACCAGGATTTCCCCGGTCTTGTCGTGGCGCTTGTAGCCGGGCCGGGGCAGCGGGTCCGTGCTCGCCAGCGCAGGCAGCGCCTCGAACTCGTCGATCACGGGCTCGATCCAGCCGGCGTCGCGTGCGATCTTGAGCAGCGTGCGCGCCGTGACCTGGCGGCCGCCGCCCTGGNCAAACGACTCCCATCGCTTTTGCAGCGTGCGCTCGTTCGGGTACTTGCCCCCGCGCTTGGACCACTCGTTCCACAGCTCGAAGCCCTGGCCACTTGTCTCGTGGTGCAGCGCCATGCCGACGTGCAGCCATTCGTCGTGGCCACAGTCCGGGTCGATGATGGCCAGCATGTCGGCGATCTGCTCCAGGTCCAGGCCCATCGGCAGCTCAGGCGAATCGCAGCCCTGGCCGCGCTGGCCGAACCGCTCGGCGCACAGCGCCAGCACGTCCTCGGTCACGTCGATCACACTGTCCTCGCAGCCCAGCAGGTCGGTCATGTCCAGGCGGTTGCCGGTGAACGTGACGAACCCCTTGGATGAAAACACCTCGAAGCCGAACGGCTCGCCCATCGACTTGTTGTTGCCGACCTGGCCACGCATGAAGGCCCGCACGCCCTCGCCGCTGGGCGAGTATTCGGCATAGGTGCCCGCGACCAGGCGCTCGACGTCGGGATGCACGCCGCCGTCCGACATGCAGTGATCGAAGTCCAGGGCCACGACACCCCACTCGGGCAGCAGCGCAAAGCCCACGCCGTCGAAGCCCTTGCGCGCCGCTGCGGTCTTGGCCGCGTCGAACGTCGTGAGCTGCTGGCGGTCCTCGGGCCTGCCCTGCACGCCATGCCGTCGCTGGCCGCTGGTGTAGTAGGGAATCTTGCGGGCCTTGGCCTCGCCGTCGACATGCTCGTAGCGCCACACCAGCCAGCCCGGCAGCGTGCGGATCAGGCCAGGGGCCTCGATGTCCTTCAGGTGCGGGTGAATCTTGGCCACGGCGCTCATGTGTTCACCACCTTGCCGTCGGGTCCGACGATCTTCACGTCGTCATCGAACTCGCCTTCGATACCAAGAGGCTTCGGCTTCAAAAGCGGGCCGATGACCCACGCGATGATCGGGTCGTACCGCGGCGTTCCATCCTTGCGCACCCCGGAGAAGCCAGGGTTCGCGGCGATGATTGTCTTGCTCATAACGGACTTTCTAAAAACAAAAAGCCCTAGTCGAGACTCTCACCCGAAGGTGTTGGCGGACTGGTGAAGTACCAGCAGAGTCCCGGCTAGGGCTTACTTCAATAAACCCCCGCCAAGGGGTTGCCGAAAGAATCACGGCCCATTGAATTTCACAGATGACATGCCGGGTACGCGCACGGCTAGAACGGCGCGGGCTCGAACTCATCAAGATCAGCGCGCTGATCCTGTTTGCGCTTGCGCGCCAAGGCTTTGACCTGCTCGGGTGTCAGCCTGGTGAACGGCCAGCTCGGCCACTGGCCGCGTGCGAGCTCGTCCTGGGTCTGCTGGTCGACCCGCTCAATCACAGGCGCCACCCTCGGACTCGCGCAGGTCCACCAGGTCGGCCAGGCGGGGCGAGATCAGGCGCGCACGCGGCACGCCGAACTGCGCCTCGATCTCCAGCGCNCGGCGCACNGGCACCCAGCCNCGGCGCAGCCAGATCGAGATGGCCTGCTGGGATACGCCCAGTCGTTCGGCGAGNATCGCCTGGTTGCCGGCTTGAGCGAGGGCGTCGGCGATGCCCGAGGGGNAGTGAGGTGAAGTGTTCATGCTGGTGGAAGGTTGTTGTTACGCCGGTCGTTTTTACAATCGGTCGGTTAAATTGTACAACAGGTCGCTAGTGGTTTGACCACCCGAAATTGTCGGCGTAGACTTCGGTTAACAACCAATGGGTAGTAATGATGCCGACGTTCGGAGAACTGCTGCGGCTAGACCGCGANAAGTTGAAGCTNTCCCAGGAACAACTGGCCAAGATGCTCGACGTCAGCCAGCAGGCCGTCGCCAACTGGGAGGCCGGGACCNCTCACCCCAGGCGTGAACGCCGCGCCCGGCTGCTGCAAATCCTGGGGATCAACTCGGAGCTGGCCAAGAACCCACCGAGGACAGAGTTCATCCCGGCCCAGGATCAGCCGGTGAGCCAGTCAACCGCCACGCTTCGGGGCCGTCGACTGGAACAGATCGAGATGACCACGAACCCCGAGTTCAGAAAGCAGTCAGAAGAAGCCGCGAAGCGATTCGANGATGCGCGCCAACGCNTCGAAGNCACCCTGGCGCGAGTCAAGATGCAGCANGAGGAGTTCGCCGCGCACNTACCCNAGGAGCTGCACAGCTACATCGACGGGCGCATNACCGTCGGCGCCCAGACCCGGCAGCTCGACTACCTGTCCCCCCGCTGGGGTGTCGAGATCAAGCGCGCATCCAGCAACAAGTTCCTNTCCTGGAACCACGCCGCCCCGGCCCTGGTCATGCTGGCCGTCGTGCGCGGTGTTGCCGACCAGCACCTGCGCCCACCGCGCGAGTACGCGCTGATCCTGGTGAACGAGGGTGCGCCGCTGCGCGCCGACGGCACCATGCAGAAGCTCATGTTCGACGCCGGCGTGCTGGGCATCAGCGTCTACCAGGTNGAGTCGTTCGCCCANGCCGGCGACCTCGTGCGCCAGCTCGAACTCGAAGGCGAAGATGTCGCCGACGAGACAGGTGAAGCCATGCCCGACCAGGACGACGACCCCCAGTAACAACCCCCTTCCCCCTCTGAGAACAGCGCCTGCGAGTCGGGCGCTTTCTTTTGTCCGCGACCACAACAAATAAATTGTCTTGACCGTATTGCACAACCCCGAACTTGTGTAGAATCACAACCAACAACCCGTCGAGGTTGTGCCCACAACTCCCGAAAGGACCTCCTGCTATGACCTCTGAAACCACCTTCGCCGACGTCGCCCTGGCCGTCGTGATCGGCCTGCTGCTGACCGTCGGCGCCCTCGCTTACTTCGACGTGCTGGTGCCCTGATGGACCACACCGCCCTGTCACGCCTGACCGACCGCGAGCTGCTGCTCCACGCAGACAACGCCCGCGACCCGCTCACCACGACCGACATCGAGATCGAGCTGGCCACGCGCTTTGCGCGCCTGGTCGGCCTGGCCGAGATCGAGGACGCGCTGACCAACGTCGGCATCGACGTGGCCGACATCAAGGCCATCGCCGAACTGCTCGACGACCACAACGCCACCGGGCTCAAGGTCCTGCGCCAGAAGCTCGAACGCGCCGACAAGTTCTACGACATCGCCAACGACGCCGGCGACGTCATCACCCGGATCAACACCCTCATCACCGAAACCCTCTGAAAGGAAAACCATGTCCCTCGAAGCCGTCATCCAAGAAAACACCAACACCATGCGCGAGCTGATCGCCGTGTGGTCGAAGCTCAACGGCGCGGCCAAGGCCATCGACGCCAAGGTCGAGGCCGGCGATGGCGTCACCATCACCGCCGCCGGCAAGCCCGTCGCCGAGGTCAAGCCCACCAAGACCAAGGCCGAGCCCAAGGTCGAGGCCCCCATCGAGAAGGCCCCCGAGCCCGTCGCCGAGCAACCCGCTGCTGCTGACGCCCCGGCCATCGCCGTCGCCGACGTCAACGCCGCGATCATCGCCCTGGCCAAGGCCAAGGGCCGCGACGCCGCCGTCGGCGTGTTGGGCAAGTTCGGCGTCGCCAAGGTCCCCGAGCTCAAGCCCGAGCAGTACGCCGACGTCCTGGCCGCAGTGAAAGCCGCGTCATGAGTGGCCGCAAGTTCAAGGCCATGCGCAAGCTGGCCCAGCACATCGCCGCGAGCAAGGGCCTGCCCGCCGTCATGCACCGCGACATGCCCGTCGGTCTGAACAAGACCCAGCGCGTCGTCGCCGCTGACTGCGTGCGCGGCCAGTACCGCGCCCTGAAGTCGGCCGTCGCAGCCGAGTACGGGAGGAACAAGGCATGACCGCACACGCTCGCCTTTCCCCGTCCGGCGCTCACCGCTGGATGCGCTGCGCCGGCAGCTTGCACCTGGAGGCCGCGTTCCCGCGCACCAGCAGCAAGTTCGCCGACGAGGGNACCGCCGCCCACGAGCTCGGNGCCTGGGCCCTGGAGTCCGGCAACGATGCCGCCGCCTACATCGGCCGGATCATCGACGTCGANGGCACCGAGTTCATCGTCGACCAGGACATGGCCGACCACATCCAGGTCTACCTGGACAACGTGCGCGAGTACGCCATCGACGGCCAGCTCCTGGTCGAGCAGCGCGTCGAGTTCAGCGAGCACGTCGGCGTGCCCGAGTCCTTCGGCACCAGCGACGCGATCATCATCAAGGGCTCGGAAATCCAGGTCCACGACCTGAAGTACGGCAAGGGCGTGCGCGTCGACGCCGACGAGAACGAGCAGATGATGCTCTACGCGCTCGGCACCCTGTCCGAGTTCGGGATGCTCGGCGACTTCGAGCGCGTCGTGATGGTGATCCACCAGCCGCGCCTGGGCCACGTCAGCGAGTGGTCGTGCAGCGTCGACGAGCTGATGGCCTTCGCCGGCCAGGCCAAGACCGCCGCCGCCAAGTGCATCGACATCATCGACACCGAGATCGTCGGCATCGAGGACCTGGCACCGGGCGAGAAGCAGTGCCGATTCTGCAAGGCCAAGGCCACATGCCCGGCGCTGCGCGAGGAGGTCGTCAACACAGTGGCCCCCGCGCACGTCGCCGGCCTAGACGAGTTCGAGCGCATCGAGCAACTGAAGCCCGGCACACCCGACGCCGGCAGCGCCGAGAAGTGGCTCGCCACCTGCCTGTCCAAGGTGGACCTGATCGAGTCCTGGTGCAAGGCCGTGCGCGCCGAGGCCGAGCGCCGCCTGCTCGCTGGCCAGGACGTACCGGGCTTCAAGCTGGTCGAGGGTCGCCGTGGTGCGCGCAAGTGGACCAACGAGGCCGAGGCCGAAGCGACGCTCAAGTCGATGCGCGTCAAGCACGACCAGATGTACGACTACAGCCTGATCTCGCCGACCACCGCCGAGAAGCTGGCCAAGGCCGAGGCCCTGGGTCCGCGCCAGTGGACCGCGCTGCAGTCGCTCATCACCCAGGCCGACGGCAAGCCCAGCGTCGCCCCCGCCTCAGACAAGCGCCCCGCCCTGCAGCTCGCGCCGGTCGAGGACGACTTCGCAGACATCGCGGGGTGAACACATGAACCAAGGACGACTACCCCAGGAGGCCATCGACCTACTGAAGAAAGCAGCACAGACACCTGTCACACCGGCCGATCCGCTGGCGCGTGTGAAGGCCATCGAGAAAGCAACCCAGCGGATCAAAGACCTGTACCCAACCCATTTTTTGAAAGTGACTGAATCATGAAAATCAAGCTCGAAAACGTTCGCCTCGCGTTCCCCAACCTGTTCGAGGCCAAGACCGTCAACGGCGAGGGCGAGCCGGCCTTCAGCGCCAGCTTCCTGATGGCCCCCAACCACCCCGGCGTCAAAGCCCTGCGCGAAGCCTTCGAGGCCATCGGCAAGGACAAGTGGGGCGCGAAGTGGCCGACCGTGAAGAAGGAGATCGAGGCCAAGGACCGCTACGCGCTGCACGACGGTGACACCAAGGCCGACTACGCCGGCTTCGAGGGCAACCTGTTCGTGAGCTCGCGCAACAAGTCTCGCCCCCTGGTGATCGACCGCGACAAGTCGCCCCTGACCAGCCAGGACGGCAAGCCCTACGCCGGCTGCTACGTCAACGCGTCCATCGAACTCTGGCCGCAGGACAACAACTACGGCAAGCGGATCAACGCGTCGCTGCGCGGCGTGCAGTTCCTGAAGGACGGCGACGCCTTCGCCGGTGGCGGTGCCGCGTCCGACGACGAGTTCGATTCGGTTGAAGGCGAAACCGCCGACGACCTGGTGTAACCGTGGGCACGACTCCCTGGGCCTCGCGCCCAGGGCGTTTCGGTGAGGGGTGGCGGTCGGGGGTTCCTGGCCGGTGCGCACAACCCCTCACCGAAACGGGAGCCTTCCTACCTCCACGCTGGGCTGACCACCTGGCAACAAGGCCGAGATCGCCGACTCCGATGTACCCGTGAAGCATTCACATCGGACGACGCGCAATCCGGGGGAAGGCTGGCAAGCATGTTCCCGGAAATCTTGGCAACGGTCACAGACACAGAAAGACAGAACGACATGGAAATTTGGAAAGACATCCCAGGCCACGAAGGTCAGTACCAGGTCAGCGACATGGGGCGCGTGAAGTCGATACCACGTCGCGTTCGCTNGGTGGCCAGCGGCGTCGAAACGACTCGCCAAGTGAGCGAGCGAATCCTGCGCCCCGGAAAGAACACATCCGGCCACGTCACCGTCGCGCTCGGGTTTGGCAACTCCCGGCAGGTTCACCAGCTCGTGCTCGAAGCCTTTATCGGCCCTCGCCCTGAACGCCACGAAGTCCTGCACCTGAACCACATCCCAGACGACAACCGCCTGGTCAACCTGAAGTACGGCACGCGCAGCGAAAACCTGCGCATGGACTACGCCGCCGGTAAGCGCGGGGTTCGCGCAGCATGACCAAGCAGACACTCATCATGGACCTGGAGGTGTACCGGGACTACTTCCTGGCGATGTTCAAGAACGTCGACACCGGCAACGTGCGCGGCTTCGAGCTCCACGCCGATCAGCCGTTCGACGTGGCCACCGTGCGCGCCATCCTGAAGAAGTACCGCCTGGTCACGTTCAACGGCATGAACTTCGACATCCCGCTGCTGATGCTGGCACTGCGCGGCGCCGACAACGCGCTCATCAAAAAGGGCTGCGACGCGATCATCCAGAACAACCTGCGCGGCTGGCAGTTCGAGCAGCAGTTCAATGTCGAGGTGCCCAAGTCGCTCGACCACATCGACCTGATCGAGGTCGCACCCGGCACCGCAAGCCTGAAGATTTACGGCGGG